AGTTCCGCAAAGAAATCAGGAGAAAAAACAATGTCGATTAGAAAGAACAATCCAGATGCAAGAAAAGCTTTTAGAGCTAGACACAATTGTGATTCACCTGGACCAAAACACAAAGCAAGATATTGGTCTTGTAGAAAATGGTAATAAACAAATAAAGGTTATAATTTAAAAATAGGAACAACATGGCAGATACTTCATTTTTTGGTAGATTAACAAAACTCTTCAGAGCTCAGGCAGTCGTTACTGTCGATAAAGATGGTAAGAGAAAAGTTTTCGATACCGATGAAAGACAACAAACGAATTTATCTTCTTTAAGAGATAGATACACGAAACTACAAAAAAGTTTCTATGAACAAGCAGGTGGTGCACAATCAATGGCATACCAACAAGTTCGTAGAGAAGTTTTTAGAGATTACGATGCAATGGATAACGACCCAATATTAGCATCGGCACTTGATATATATGCAGATGAATCAACACTAAAAAATGAGTTTGGTGATACTTTAATGGTTCACTCTGATAATGAAAAAGTACAAGATATTTTAAATAACTTATTCTATGACATCCTTAATGTTGAATTCAACTTATGGCCATGGGTAAGAAATATGTGTAAGTATGGAGATTTCTTCTTAGGTTTAGAAATCGCTGAAGGAAAAGGTATTGTTAACGTAACACCTCATTCAGTTTACAACACAGAAAGATTAGAAAGAACAGACCCTTCAAATCCTAACTCAGTTAAATTTAAAATTACTGAAGACCCAAATGGTAAAGAAACATACGAAAACTTTGAAGTTGCTCACTTTAGATTATTAGCAGATACAAACTGGTTACCATATGGAAAATCAATGATTGAAAATGGTAGAAGATTATGGAAACAATTATCTCTTATGGAAGATGCAATGTTAATTCATAGAATCATGAGAGCACCTGAAAAGAGAGTTTTCAAAATTGATATCGGTAATATTCCTCCAACCGAGGTAGATAATTATATGCAGAGAATTATCAATAAGATGAAAAAAGTTCCTTTTATTGATAAGAATACTGGTGACTATAACTTAAAGTATAATATGCAAAACCTAACAGAAGATTTCTATCTTCCTGTTCGTGGTGGTGATAGTGGTACATCTATTGATAACCTTCCTGGTTTAGAAGCAGCATCTATTGATGATATCGATTACTTAAAAAACAAAATGTTTGCAGCATTAAAAATTCCAAGAACCTATTTGGGATATGAAGAAAATATAAATGGTAAAGCAACATTAGCAGCAGAAGATGTTAGATTTGCAAGAACAATCGAAAGAATACAAAGAACAATAGTTTCAGAATTATCTAAGATTGCAATCGTTCACTTATACTCACAAGGTATAACTGATTCAGAAATGACTAACTTTAGTTTATCATTGGTTAATCCATCTACAATATACGAACAAGAAAAAGTAAACTTGTGGAGTGAGAAAATTAGATTAGCTCAAGATATTCAAGGATTAAATATGTTATCTAAGGATTGGGTATATGAAAATATATTCAAACTAAGTGGTGGTGAACAAGATACTGAGAGAGTTAAAATGTTAGATGACCTTAAAGATAGGTACAGACATCGTTCAATTGAAGATGAGGGTAATGACCCTGCAATGGAAGAGGAAGAACCAGATGATATCGAGGAATCAATTGAAAAAATTAAAAACGAGATTAAGAATAAAGGTGGCAGACCAAGAGAAGGTGGAACTTACGGAAAAGATAAGCATCCATTAGGGAGAGACCCACTTGGAAATAAAGAACGAACTAAAAAGCGTTCAAGAACTTCGGAAGATACAGCGTTGAAGTATATCAATGGAATATCATCAAAACGTAAATATTTAAACGAAGACATGGATATGTTAAACGAGGATAATATTCTCACAGATACAGAAAATTAATTAATCTTTTATATTTTTATATTTATAATAGAATAATTTACTATATCATAATTGGAAAAAAGTAAAGATGAAAAAAATAAGACACTCTAAATTCAAAAATACTGGATTTTTGTTTGAACTTCTTACAAGGCAAATAACTTACGAAGTATTAAATGGTTCAGAAGAAAAGTCCAAGCAAATAATCAAAGAATTTTTTGCAGGGAAGACTGAACTTGCAAAAGAATTAAGATTATTTAACCTATTAATAAACGAAAAATATAATACAGAATCTAAGGCTGAAAAATTTATTGATGCCATATTAGAAGCTCATACACGATTAGATTATACTAAACTTAAAAAAGAAAAGTATCATCTTGTTAAAGCTATAAAAGAAACATTTGAAATAACTAATTTTCTTTCATCACCTGTTACTAATTATAAAGTATTGGCTTCGGTACATAAATTATTTGAAGCGAAAACATTTAACGTTACTGATGTTAAAGATATATTTGATTCTAAACTTACTTTAGTTGAACACATTGCATCAAAATCACAGAATACTTTAAAAGTAAAAGAAGATAAGTTAGTAGAAGATTATAAGAAACAAGAAAAAGATTTAAGATTACTTACTTTTAAAATCTTAACAGAATCTTTCAATAAAAAATATACAAATCTGAATGATAGTCAAAAAGGATTATTAAGAGAATATATTAATAATGTTACTAACACATCTAAGTTTGGTGAATATTTTGAATCACACTTAATCAAGACAATTACTGAATTACATTCAATGTATAAAGGTATGAAAGATAAGATTACAAAAATTAAGTTGAGAGAAACAATCAATGTTTTGAAAAAACAAAAAATCGGTAAAAAGATTACCGATGGACAAGTTTCTGCTTTGATGATGTCTTATGAACTGATTAAGGAGATAAAAAATGTCAATGGAAAAAAATCTTAATAATTTTTTAGAAGAACTAATTCAAGAAATTGAAAAGGAATTAGATGAGGCAACTGTATCTGCTAATGTAGCAGGTTACAATACACCTAATGCTTTTTCTGATGGTGGTTCTAAAGATAAAAAACGTAAGAAAAAGATTGCAACTACACTTGGTTATAGTGTGGTTGGTAATGATGTTGGTAATATAGACGAAGTTGGTAAGGGTAGTAATTGGGCAGAAAAATATGTAAATGATACTAATTTATATAAAAAATTAAATTGGTATATGAAGATGGGCAAAGGTGCTGAGAAAAAAATCAAAGGTAAAGAATTTGTAATAATGTCCGATGGCAGTGCTCTTATATGGAATACCAAAACATCTGATTGGGAATTATATAAACCAAAAAGAATAGATAAAAAAACAGGTAAACCAACTTATGAATCAGTAAACGAAGCCAAAGTAAAAAAACCAATAAATCGTTGGTTAGCAATAAAAAACGATGAATCAAAGCATCCTCATAAGAAGATGGCAATGGGTTTAAAAGAACTTAAATATCAACTTAGAGAAACTGAAAAGTTTTTTAATTGGTATAATAAGATTAAAACAATGAATGAGTTAGATTCTGATAACTATTGGAAAAGAACAAATAAACATATTTATAAGATAAAGGAGCGATTAATAAGTATTGCTCGAACAATACAGGAGATAGAAAAATGAAAATAACAAGAGAAGCATTAAAAACCATAGTTAAAGAAACTATGATAGAAGAATCTGAATATCAGGAGTTTTTCAAAAGAGCCTTAGAAAAAGCAGGAAAATCTATTCCTAATATGTCTGATGAAGAAAAAAAGAAATTCTTTAACAACATAGAAAAAACTTGGAAAGGTAAAGGAGCAAAAAACGAAAGATTCGGTAGAGGAGATGAAACTGAATTAGAAGAAGCTCAATCACCAGCACAGAAAGCAGCATTTGCAAAAATGTTAGCTAAAAAAGATGGTAAAGATGAATCTACTGATAAAAAAGAAGAAGTTAAAGAATCTATCATAAAAGAAGGATTTGCAACTTGGGAAATGAGTTTTTCAGATATGAATCTTAATGGTGTTAAGTTATCCAAAAAGAATAAATATAAAGTAAAAGCAAGAAATACTGTTGAAGCTATTAAGAAAGCTGCCAAAATGGCTGGATTAAAAGGTGAAGATTGGATTGCAACAAAAACCGATTCTTTAAAAAGATTAGGATAATATAATGACTAAAAAAGAATTGATTGATATCATCAATGAAGAAATTTCAGATGCTAAACATGGTGTAACCCATTTTTTAGTTACTGAAGAATTCAATGAGTCCGATAGAGATGAAATAAGAAAAATCATCAGACAAGAAGTATCGGCAATCTTTTTTGATTTATTTAAAAAACGTAAAAGTTGGGGAGCATAATGGCAAATTTATTAATAGAAACACACCTATTCGAAGGTAGAGTAAATGAAGACGAGAGTGGAAGAACTATCGTTAAGGGTATTTTACAAAGAGCAGGTGCAGAAAATCAAAATGGAAGGATTTATCCTAAACCAATTTTGATGAGAGAAGCAAAAAAATACGAAACACTTATTAAAGAAAGAAGAGCTCTTGGTGAATTAGACCATCCAGATTCTTCTGTAATTAATCTAAAGAATGTTTCTCATAACGTAAGAGAGATACATTGGGATAACGATGATTTAGTAGGAACAGTTGAGATATTACCGACCCCAAGTGGTAACATCTTAAAAGAACTACTTAAAGCAGGAATTCTTTTAGGTATATCATCAAGAGGTATGGGTTCAGTAGAACCTCTATCAGGTGGTAAAGTACAAGTAGGTGAAGATTTCGAATTAATTGGATGGGATTTCGTTTCCAATCCATCAACACATGGAGCATTTATGACTCCAATGAATGAATCTGTAAACAAACAACTTCAAGAACAAGCAGTAGTTTGTAATGAATGGTGTAAGACACAAGATTTGATGAGAGAAATCATAACAGAATTAAATTAAATAATATGGCATTTGATATAAAAAAATATTTAGGTGATAATGATATTAAATTAGGTACAGTAACAAGAAATGTAGCTAGTGTTCCATTTAAAGGTGGACATAATGATATTAGAAAAACCAACTATGATGTTAAGATTACCGAAGATGGTAAACTTGATTTATATACGCTTAAAAAGGAGACTAAGAAATTATGATTAAATTAAAATCTTTATTAAACGAATCTTCACCAGGATTTGAAAATAGACAAGTTGGAGATGCATTACCTACATTAGATAGTGTACGAACTGCTTATCAAGCAAAGAAGGCACTAGAAGAAGCTGAATCATTTACTGCAATCAATAAAGGTAGTGGTAAAGTAACTGCATTTAAATCAAAAGATGCAAGAGACTCTGCAGTTAAAGCAGGTACTCATGATAAAAGTAAAGATTCTAAAGATGATAAAAAAGATAGTAAGGGTGGAGTAAACATCTTTAAAAGGGATAGTGATTCCGACTCAAAGAAAAACCTTCAAAAAATAAAAAAAGATAGAGAAGAAAAAGACTTTAATTCTTTATATGCTGCAGATGATTTCCAAGATACAGTTGATGACCTAGAAGGTAAGATATCCGATGAGGATTATCAAGAAATTAAAGATAATTTAGAAGGTTTGGCAAACCTACAAATAGATTTAGAAGATATTGATAGGGATGAGGATAATGAAGAGTGGGGAATGCAAACAGATACAATTGATGCTGAAGTAGAGGATTTAAAAGGACTTATAAAACAAGCTATTAGTAAATCTAGTGATTCTAAAGATGAACCTAAATCAGAACCATCTAAACCAAGAGCTGGTAATCCTCAAGTAAACAAAGTTGTTAGTGGTAAAGCAAAGAAGTTAGGAATAACTCCACAGAAATTAGGTAAAGAAGAATACGAAAAAAGAATGTC